TAAAAAGAAATATATTTCTTGTTTTTCTTATATATTTCTAAGATATATCACACGATATATCACACGAAAAACTTTTTAAAAACTTTTCAAAAGGTGTTGACATTACACGCAATGCGTGCTATAATAAAGACAGTTAAGAGAGATAAGGAAAGCAACAAAAAACAAATTTTAGGAGGATTTAAAAATGTTAGACAGAAACGAAGTAATGGAGCTTATAGCAAGAATTGAGGCAGCAGACAACTGGAGCGATATCGAGGTTGAGGAATATGAAAGACTTTGCGAAACCTTAGGACTTGAGTATCACAACTATGACGATCCGGATAGACTCTTTGACGATATTAAGGAAGCGGCAGAAAAGTTAAGCTAAACAACAATTAAAAACGCAAGCCCTCGAAAGAGGGTTTGCGGGTAATATAAAAAACTTATGAAAAGAGATACGATAAAAGTTGGGGAAGTCAGAGGAAATTTAAAGATACTGTACATAAGTCAGTACAGACCTCGTAAATATGAAGCTCAATGCTTGCGGTGCGGCAAAATCTTTATATCCAATCCGCAAACAATCACTCAACATTCTTCAGGATGTTTTGAGTGTAGAGAAAAAGACTTAAAAAAGTCTATCATTGATACATATTCAAAATACAATGGGGAAATTTTTGGAAAACTGAAAGTTATAAGCTTTGACGGAGTGAGAAATAAACTCCGCATGGCAAGGTGTCTTTGCCTAAATTGTAGATGCGAAACATCTGTACCATACACTAAATTGATAAGGGGTGCTGTAAAGATATGTTTCACATGTGCCAAAAATAATAATTTAGACAAAGGTCGCACTGAAATATCAGATTTGAGTAAGGGCGGTAGCAACCTTTTAGCTATCACGCGTTCAACACTTAATAAAAATAGCACGTCCGGTTTTACTGGCGTGTCATTAATGAAGAATGGAAAATATAGAGCCTACATCTATTTTCAGAGAAAACAATTTCATCTAGGTTCTTTTGACACAAAGGAAGATGCAGCAGCTGCATATCGGAATGCAAAAGACAAAATAAAGATAGACTTTATAGATTGGTACAAAGCAACTTATCCTGACTTATGGGATAAGTACAAAGAAAGTATTAAAAAAAGGCAAGGGGATTAAACCTCTTGCCTTTTCTTCTACTCTGCCACTCCATATATCTCTAGATCCGGCTCCATAGTGTCGTGCTCTTCTAAGTATTTGCCATCAGCATCTACCCAACAATACATGCCGGAATCGGTATCTTTTATATATACATTCCTTGCCATTACTCCCGATTTGGTGAGGTAGTAATATATTTCATCTATATTTATCCACTGACTACTGAGCATAGCTCCATCTGAGGTATTCAAGTAATACCAATCATCCTCGGATTTAAACCACCCTACTATCATGTCGCCTGAGCCATCAAAGACATACCATCTTCCGTCAATCTCTCCCCATTTGCTTTTTATCGGTTCGCCCATTATTATGTACTGCCACTTGTCGGCAACTTTTACCCATCCGCTTCTTGATACCTCATTATGAGCCTTGCAGGCCATATATGCGCACCAACTAACGAACTGCTCGCACCAATAAGCAGGGTGGTCGCCTCCGCACTTTTCTTTATACCAAGCACCGTACTTAGTATAATTCCTGTCTCCCTTATTGGCGTGCTTGTCCTCAAGGTTTGAGTTGCTTGCCTTTTCCTCGTATCCAACTTCCTCAAGGGCGACTTTTACAAATCCCCCGGCTGTGCAAGTACCTTCGTTAAAAAACGGACTACAAAAACAATTAATTCTATTTGTTCCGCCCACTTCTGCAAGGGTAAAACTGTACTTTTTTCTTGCTACACAACCGCCATTTCGGTCAAAACTTGCTGAGCTTGTGTTCCCCTCTACTGTCTCAATATCGTATCGCTCACTGCTTTTGCTTACAGATGTTACTATACCGACATGCCCAACTCTCCCAAGCGAGGGGGTGTAAAAGTATACTTTGTCACCGAAATGTGGTATTTTGCTTATTCTTCCTTTTTGTGCAAGTAAACTCTTTCCAGATGGTGTATACTGCGAGTAATTCCCGCCAAACATCTTTTTGCCTGCTAAAAATGCATTATCCATATCGTCCTCCTATCCTAGTTTCTTTATTATTTCTTTTTCTTTTCTGTACTTTTGTAATTCTTGCAGCCACGCCACAAGCTGTAAGTGCTCAGCTCTGCATTTATCACACTTAGCTTCGCTTGCAACCTCGACTGCATGCTCTATCGCTTGTTCTAATGTCACACTTTATTACCTCCATTCCGGAAACATATTATTTAAGTAATATTTCTTTTGATTCTTTTCGTGTTCAATTTGCATCTCTGTAAGCTCTATCTCTCTTTGAATTTGCTTCATAGCTTTTACTATGTAGGCTTGCGCCTCCTCTTCTTCATGCCAATCCAACTCGAATTTACTTACTACATCTATCTGTAAATTTATAGTCGTACGATATTTGCATAAAAATTTCAGAAAGCTTCTGCTTATAGCTATAAAAAGATAATCTGTATTTATGCCGTCATTGGGTATAAATACGCAATATCTGTTATCAATCTCGCCTTCTTCTCTTATCTGACCGACAAATTCATCTACAGCGGAAAGCTTTATGTAGCAGCTTCCTGCAGGATATATCTTTTTGTCTATAGCCCTTTCAAAGTCGCAAACTTCTGTAATATTTATTACTCTATTATTTTTAAGATTCATTATTCATGTCCTCAAGTAATATTTGCCTATGCGAATCAATTATAGCCATATCTTCCGCGGGTCCAACCAAATCGCCAAGCATCTCATATAAATCACTTAATGTCGTTCTCTCTTCTTGTCTTATCTCTGCCAACTCTTTTAGAAGCATTTTCATATCCGGCAGCGGTTCAGGCTCATAGGTATCCACATAACGTGGAATATTTAAGTTGAAATCGTTATCTTTTATCTCTTCATAGCTTGCCACATGTGCAAATTTCTTTACTTCTTTGCCATCAAAAAAAGCTTTCAAAACCTTATCTATATGCGCCTGCTCCATGATATTATTTTTGCCCGACTTTGCAAAATCTTTTGAAGCATCTACTACTAAGATGTTTTCAGAATTCCTCTCAAGTACTAAAACAAAGACAGGAATTGCGGTATTTAAAAAAAGTTTTTCAGGCAGTCCTATAATCGCTTTTATAAGTTTTTGCTCTACTAACCATTTTCTAATATCGCCCTCTTTTTGCCCTCTAAAAAGAAGGCCGTGTGGCACTATCGCAATAAGTCGGCCATCATCTTTTAAATGACTTAGTCCGTTTAAAATAAAACCGTAATCCGCTTTGCTTTTTGGCACCTCAAAACCATAAAAGCTGTAGTCTTTTGAGTCAGGAAAATCCATGGAATACGGAGGATTCATAATGATGTTATCGTATTTACCAATCTCTTGTATGTTATCAGCCTTCACACTTATTTCATTGTTAATATTTTCAAGAATATATCGGCTCTTTACAATATCTCTTAAACAGTCACCCTCTTCTACTATGCCTTCAAGTCCGTTTAAAATCCCGTCAAGCAAATTAAAAGCTATAGTTCTTTGACTAAATTCAATCTCATGCATCTTGCTTCCGTGCTTTTTAGCCACAGCCTTTGCAAGTGCTCCTGTACCTGCGCACATATCTAAGCAAGCGCCATCTTTTGTAAGACTTGCCACAATCTCACATATGCAGTCAGGCGTAAAATCTTGCTTCAAGCTTTTTCTATCGCCCTGCTCTGATTGATAGTAGTCTCTTAAATCTGTGATACCATTTTCGCGCATCTTCTTTACCATATTGGCGATGTCGCCATTATGGATTTTATCCATTATCGCAGTCGGTAGCAGGTAGCTTTCTTTTACTCCAAAAATCTCTAAAAGTGTCATTCTGTCCCGCCTATTTCAAATTAAAAGAGAGGGCAATCGCCCTCCCTTTTACGCTTCTACCTCGGGAAGTCCCGCAACGCTTGTAAGTAACGATAAAACCCCGGCTACAACCGACGCACTTGCTACAACTTTCCAGTCAACTGTACTGATTATTGTACTCGTTCCTATTGTCGCTACAGCTGTTTGTGCCATAGTTTTTATTGCTCTAACTGCTGCTGCCTTTGCCCATCTACTTGTATAATTATTCTTCATTTCTTTGTCCTTTCTTTGTTTCAAATTGTTTTCTTACTTCTGATCTGATAAAACTATGCGCCTCGTCAATATAGTGATTTTTTATACTATATTTTTCGCAGTGCTCATAATACTTAGATATAACACCAAGAATATATTCGAACTGCTTATCAGAATAAATGCGTCCAAGCTTTAGATTTTCTGCAAAGTTTACAATTTCACTTCGCATATCTACCGCTTGTCGCTCTTTTCCTTGACGGTCATACGCATCAAATCTCGACTCCATATCGTTTCTTACACTGTCTATAGCCTGAGAGTTCGTTTGTGTAGCTCTCTCTATATCATCAAGTTTAGTAAGAATTTCACGATTTAATATATTTCCCATCCATCTGACCGCATTGCTAAGCGGATGAAAGGGGATTTTTCTGTTAAATTCTATAAGTATGCTAAGCCCCCCAAGTAGCCAAGCTATAAGTGATACTATATCTTTCACCTGAAGGGCGAAAAACCATTCATTAAAGACTTTCAAAGCAAAATCCCCCTTCTCTTTTACTCTTCTATGTTTACAGCATTTGACGGTGTGGCCAGTGACGCATTGTCGTCCGCAAGCTCAGGATGTCCTTTTTCTATAAGTGACTTTTTAACACCTCTTTTGAAAAAGATAAGTACATCCTTGTATCTTGTCTCTCCTTTTATAATTGATGTTGCAAATATATCGTAAATTGGTTTCATTTCTTTTACTCCTTTCAAAAATAAAAAAAGAATGCATATACATCCTTAATTTTCTTCTTCGTTAATTCCGTTTGGCGGTGCAATAGCTGCTATCATTGTTGCACTTGCAAGTATAGCCGCCCTCATTTCTGCCGTTTCCTCTGACCTTTTTCGGTTGAGTTCATCAAGGTGTCTGTTTGTCGCTTCAATCTCTTCTCTAAGCTTCGCAAAGTCGCCCATCGGGGTTGCGTGCGACACGGCCGTATGCTCTGCCTTGCTTGTATCTATGCTGTCTATGATATACCCATCACCTACTTCGAATGTTCCAATCTTGATTTCTTCAAGATTAGCTTGTTCAGGCACTATGGCCACCACGGCACCGTTGGGTTTATAAAATACTGTATATTTCATGTTTTTACCTCTCATTCTTAAAATCTAAATGATATTGAGCTGTGCGCATAAATATAAATATTGAGTTTTGTTGCACCAAGTACTTGATTGGGTCCGTGATGAACTAGGCTTATATTACCGGCATTGTCCCGCGCTATCTCAATTTGTACAGGAGTGTTTCTTATAAAAGTACCTAGAAGATTACTATCGTTTTTGCTAACCGGTATTCTTCCGATTAAATAACGACCGTTTCCCCTATCTCTTCTTACGAAACCATCAAAAACATCTTCTCCGACTATTTCTACACCGAAAAACACTGTTTCTGAATTTGCATAAGCATTTCCAAGTGATATTGATTGATTTCGGTTCTGCATACTTATTTCTACATCCGTTGCAACCATATATTCACTAACCTTATCAATAAAATCTCTTGTACCTATTGCCCCATTTATATTTACGTCTTTAACAATATTATGTGGATATAAATTAGGACTTGGTAGGAATACCCAATCAGCTCCGGCAATAACATGGCCATTTGCTATTTTGACAACAATTCCTCTGCCTCTATTTGCTCCTGTATCATCATCCCATACAAAGCCTTCATTGTTTACAGCTGAAATCACTTGCTTTGTATAACTGACCCAGTAAGGAATACCACCTTGAATGCCTAATATATTTATATCATTGAGCATTTTATCGGCTCTAATACCTAAAGCATTGGCTAAATCCTGATAATTAACTTCAACAATTGGATCGTATTGTCCTGCTCGAGGATAGTATCCCGGTGGGAATCTTAAACCTATCTTTTTAGGGGCGGTCCATCCTATATTAACAATTTCAGTTGTCATACTTTCATTTGGTCTCGGAACTATATTGCCTTGAACACCGGCTATGCCATATCCTTGCAGCATTTTACTTCCATCTATACCAAATAAATTTTTTAGCTGTTCATAGGTAACATAAAGATACGCTTCATGAGTATGGCCTTGGGGATCTGTCCATGGTGCTCTGTGATACCAACCGTTTTTAAATAGCACATACAATCTGCCGCTACCGTCTTCCCTAAGCTGATAATAGCTTACGCCCGCACTTTCACCTCTGTCAGGTATATGACCTTGTTCACCTAAAGTGGTTATAGTGTCTATAGTTAATTCCGGGCGATAATTAATACCACTTTTTATCAAGGTTCTTTTTATTCGTATCCACGGATTCCAACTTTGAGTTCCATCTGCATTCCAGTATCTCATATAAGCCGCTTCTGGAATTCTGGTTACGTATGAATCTTCTCCATGATCGTTATAGTACCAAAATTCCTCCATTGAATCGGCATCGCTGGTGGTGGGGAAAGTGCCTTCCACAATCTCATCACCACTATCTGTAGTTATTGTTCTATATCCTCTCAACACCTGATTTTTTGTAGCAGTTACATCATCAGATGTGACCCCACCGACTCCGCCACTTATCAATATCGCATCAGCCATATCAACCTCCTTTCGCCATCAGCCATATGTCCTGCTGTGGCTTTTTTCTAAAGCATTTTACAAGCATATAGCCGTCATATGTCTCAATCTTATCTATACAGCTATAGGCTTTCCAACAAGCTTTTATCGTACCGATATCAATAAGCCCATCCTGCAACTTGTGACTTATAATCGGCGTATCGCCTGCTTTTATACCTGCCATATCTATTCTTGCGACATATGGAGCAGTTCCGTTGAACATATTTGCTCTAAGCTGTACAATCTTAGTTGATTTAAAATAGTTGTGTACATATCTAAGTCCTGCAATCAAGGCGCTTAAAATCCCTTTTATGCTTCGCTTTGCTTCAATCTGATTTAAGTCGGATATAGTCGTCTGCTCCGCCCAAGCAGGTGGCATATTTATATCCGCTATCGCTCCACTACTTGCATCTATCTTGCCGTCCGAAAGCTCTTTTAATTTTGTATCTATGATATCCATAGAGGGATTTATAGCTTCTTCGATATTCGCAAAGTCTGATAATTGTGGCTTATTTAGTTGAAAATATTTTGTTTTTTGCATTTTTTATACCTCCTGCCATCTTTTATCACTATAAAAGCTATTCCAAGTTGCTGTGGCCAGCTCAGACCACTTCATTGTTTTAAACCTTTCCCATCTGTTGAATAAGGCATATACATTTACAAGCATATTTGCCGGTACTCTTTTTCGTATCAAGTCAGAGATTACATCAATCATTTGTATTGATACGATTTTTACACCGCATTCAATCACTTGCCTTGAGTTATCCACTTTTAACTTGTAGTTATCACCACCACAAACAAGTTTTAATACTTCATCCAGTTTATTGAATGTATAAGGCAAGTCAGATACATGGTAACCTCTTATGCGGTTGACTCTATCCTCTAAGCCGTCAGCAGGATTTATCACAATGTTTAAAAGCTTTTCCCACTGCTCGCACTCTGTTTCGTCCATAGTTGCAAGCACTCTATTTAACTCTTCTCTTTTTAGCGACTGCCATGCAAGCTTTAAATACTCATTATAAGTCTTTGCAATCTTTTTAAACTCTTCTATCTCCGCTATATGCAACGGAAAGTATTGTTCTGTATCTACATTCATGATAGCTCTACCTCGCCTGCTTTCGGAATTTCATCACTTCGCAAAGTTAAATTGTTACCTTTTTTGTTAAGTTTAGTGTTATTTACATCAAGTACGCCTTTGACTTCAAGGATTGCAGACTCAAGTCTTGCTATGTATACAATAGCTTCTGTATGTTCGTCGCCCTCTTTCCACGCTTCAGCTATGCTCTTCAAATAGCCTTGTATCTTTGCTTTGATACTCTCTGATAAGTTCGCACTTGAGTATCCTGATGCGTAAGTGATTTGAGTGGACACTCCGACAGTTACCTCTTTTACTGACTCTATAATCAAATTATGACCGATAGGTACCCATCCGTAGCCCGCCCCCTTGTCGGGTACGGCTTCTTTTTTTATCTGCTCTATTAGATAGCTACTAACTGCAGTATTTTCTGAAGATATAAGCACCGCCTTAACCGTACCTGCTCCGTTCCAAGTCGGATATATCTTTGAGCCTCCAACACCTTGTATACTTGCGAATTTTTCCTTATAGGCTGAGATATTTCCAGCAAAGCTTTGAGATGTAAAACTCTGAATGTATCGCTTATATAAAGAGTCGCGGTCCTCTTCTTCATCACCTGCCACAAGTAGCTCTGTGACCTTTGCCGACTCTAAACTGTCTATGTAGTTAATCGCTATCAAGTCGCCCTTCAGGGTATTCGCTCCGGATCCTGTCTCTTCCACCATCATTTTATAATGATGTAAGCTGTCATTTATGACTTCCACCGCCTTGTAATTGTATCCTTTCAGGCTAAATCTTGAGCCTATCGTGATAGCTGTATTAAATTCAGCTTTTACATACGCATGTGTCGCTTCTTTTCTGACTATCGCTCTATCAAGTGCAATCATTTCTAAGTGCTCTATATCTGCAGTGCCTGCGTGGCTCTGCTCAATAATAAAGTCCATCTGAATGTACAACTTTTCAAGCTCGTACGCCAAGGCAGACAAGGCATTATGTACCAAGCTACCTTCCGACTTGACTATCTCATCTCCGATATACTTTTTCATATCGGCAAGGATGCTTTTATAATTTTTATCTTCGTACATTTTCGTCTACCTCTATGCTTCCGAATTTCGTCACTACTCTGAAAGATATATTCAAGCTGTCGGAATTTCTGACAGCTTCAAAATCTTCTATACTTTCGATATACTCATTTATCAGCAATGCATCGGATATTTCACTTTCGCAATCCGTATTTATATACTCTTCGCTAAGCATATGACCGATGTACTGCTCTAAAGATGTGCCATAATCTGCGGAGTATATCGCATGTCTAAAGCGTTCTGTATGCATACATAGCCAAATCCATACCTTTATAGCTTCAAGGCCTTCGACTATTTTGCCTGTAAGCTGTCCGGTTTGAAAATTTATACCATACTCCCTCGGCACCTTGACGACTTGGCTATCATCTTCCTTTATCGTCTTTGCGTCGCTTAATTCCTGTAAAAAACTTGGTAATATGCTCATAATCTCACCAACTTTCCTAGAACTAAGTAAAGAGTTGATGTGTAGTCATTCGGGTCGCTTCCTTTAACCTTGTATACAGCCACCTTGTCGCCTGCCTTTAACGGATTTATATATGTGCTTGTATCCTGCAAGCTACCACCCTCAGGGCATTGCCCTGACACTTTGTTTGCAAGCTTTACCGTCAAATTCTCATTAAAAAGCAAATCCTCAGCCGTCAGTATCAAGTCGCCGATTTTACATGAGTTAGCGCTCACCATTTCAGCCACTTGTATACCGTCCGATAAATCGCCCGTATCTGTATTTATAAATGCGTCTGTCCAACTCATAAAATTTACTCCATCATCCCCGTGTATTTCTTTCGCTCAGGTCTTGCAGGTTTTGACACTGCAGGCGCCTGCTGCTCTTTGACTCTGTTCTTTACACTTTCAAGCACTTCTTTCTGCTTGCTTTTCTTCTTTGCAGGTGTGCTGCTTGGCTTTTCAGCCTTGCCTTTGCCTTGCTTTCCTGCTTCTTTCTTTTCTTCTTTCTTCTCAGACTCTTCTTTTATGTCCTTTGTATCCATCAAGCTGTCAAATCTAAGTTCAAGCTCCATTTTGTGGACACCATTCTCAAATGTATGACTATCTGAGGCTATCCAATACTTGCCTGATAAACCTGCGGCTGTGTCTTTGACCTCTACAAAGTAGCAAGATAAGCAATTTATATCGCCTATCGCCGATATCTTTATTGACTGAGTCGGCTTGACTTTCAAAAGGTTTTTTGCTCCGGTTGTGGGGTCTATTCCCTCCTCTTTGCTGTAAATCTCTTGAAAGATACCGAATTTCTTTATACTTCCGTCGTCTTTCACCTCGCCTATCTGCTTGCCCTTATCGTCAAATATCAAGACCTTGTTTTTTATGTCGCCCATACTCTCCGATATGCTACTTGCGTATATATTTGTGCTCTCGGACAAGGTAAAGCCTTTTACCGCCCATTCTGTTTTATATACGCCTAGACCTCTTTTGTATATCATCGCAAAGTACTTATCGCCCGTAATTTTGTGAGCCTTTGTATATGCAGCCATTACAATGTCATACATCTTCATCTTATCACAGATCATACTTGCGATATTTACGCCTGTGGGGTGCAAATGTCTGATAGGCACTTGTATATCTGCGCACACCTGAGAAGCTATCGCCTCAGCTGTCAGATTTTTAAAGTTATATTGACCTGTAGACTCAAGCAAGTGCTTCATCATATCGTAAGCCGTAAAAGTTATAGTGCCCGTTTGGCTTGATTTTTCTACTCCGAAAATCTGACCGAAGAAGATTTCGCCTTCCTTGCTGTCCTCAAGCGATATATAGTCGCCTGTTGCAATACTTGGAAGATTTACAGTATTGTCGTAAGGTGCATTTATATAGTCAAAATCAACACTTCTTGATGCTTCACTTGCCGAACCTTTCCAAATTATCCTTGTACAAGCATTTGATATATCATATATAGTGCCTGTGTCTTTTATAAGCTTTATGACCATATATCACCTCACGGAATTACTAAGACTGTACCGTCTTTTATCAAATTTGGATTGCTACCGATAATGCTCTTATTTTGCTCATATAAAGCATGCCAATCTGCAGAGCCTGTCAGTTTCCTTGCGATTGAGCTCAAAGAGTCACCTCTTTTCACAGTGTAAGTTTTCGGCTTTTCTCTTGTATCTTCTCTTTTTGTTGTGTCCTTTGCGCTTGTATCTTCGCTTACTGCCTGAGTAGTTGCTTGGCTCTCAGCTACTACACTTGACTTAGATATTGCAATTTTTTTGTGTTCTTTTAAGGTTATCGAAAATCTTATATCTCCCGTGCCGTCATCTTCTCCCCATTCAAATGAGGATATTCTACAAGGGAAGTTTATAGCCGTTCCGGTTATGATAAGCTTGACTATGCTGTTATTCATCATTTGTTCTATCTGTTTGACATAGCGCTGCGGATTTTTAATGCCTCTAAATTCACAATAGGACGGATCATAATGTTTTGGGAAAAATGAAGAAAAGGAGACCGTTCTCAGCCCCCTCATTCCTCCTAAGTCCGTCTCACCGACGGCGTTAATATTTACTGTTTCAATTCCCCTGCTCCCTTGTACTTTGTATTCGTTAGGAAGTACGGGGAAGCGCATTGGTGCGCTCCCTTTAAGCCATATTTGCATTAAAACTCATACCTCCTCTGTTGCTCTTAGATGCCCTAATCTTCTTTGCTATAGCATCGCCGATTTTTTCAATGTCTGCCTCTTCTCTTACAATAATTTGGTCGGCCAATTTTGGCATTTGAAAAACTGTACCGCCCGAACCTTTCGCCATTCGTACACTTTCATCGTGTGGGTAAATCCTTGTACCGTGTGGCAGATCGATAATCTCTCCGCCTTTTTCACTTACTTGCACCAAGCCGCCCATCCAGTTAAGGTCGCCAGTTGCTTTTGCAGGTACTGTTGCAGCTTTTACGATTTTACTGTCGCCACCCGTGATGAAGCTTGCCACGCCCTTAACTCCGTCAATGACTCCACCGATTACGCCTTTTATACTTTCTATAATGCCTTTTATCATGCCTGCCCAACCTTTAAATATTTGGGTAATGCCATCCCACGCTTTTTTCCAGTCACCTGTAAAAACGCCAGTTATAAATTTATTTATTCCTGAAAGAACATCTATAACACCGCCAATATAGGTCATTGCACCACTTAAAAATCCTGCTAATGCAGATACGGCCACGCCAACGGCTAAGGCTATGCCCTCGCCTATAACACCGATTACTTCTTTAATTTTGGGTATAAACGGCTCAATTTTTGCCTTTAAGTTATTGAAACTCTCCTGTAACTTTTTGAAAGTCGGCGATGTTGAATTCATAGCAGACTTAAAAGCCTTAAAATTCGTTACTACCGCAAGAACTACGATAGCAATAGCCGCCAAGACTGCTATGACAATGCCTGCAGGTGATGTTATCGCTGCTATTGCAGTTCTAAGCACTCCGCCACCTGCCGAAAGCCCCGAAAAACCTCTAGTTGCAATGCTTGCAAGTCTTCCCAAGTTGCTAAGCGCTCCACCAACCTTGCCAACCATTGTCACCGTATTTCCGAAAATCAACAAAGCAGGTCCGATCGCTGCCGCCATCATTGCCCAACGGACAATTTGCTTCCGCTGTTCCGGATCCATCTTATTAAATCTATCAAGTAGTTCTGTAATCTTTTCGATAAACGGCACAACTGCACCCGCTAAAGCTTCGCCTGCACTGTACTTAAAAACATCAAAAGAAGATTTTAGTTTTTCCACTGCACCGCCCGGACCGCTCATAAGTGCATCCGCCATTGCTTGTGATGCTCCAGTTGCGCCCTCAATGCTATCTTTATAGTCTTGCAAAGCCTCAATGCCCGGACCGTTTATCAGTGTTACCCATTTCGCTGCTTGATTTTTGCCAAAAATAGACTCTGCTGCAGACAATTGTTGTTGAGTAGTTAATCCCTCAAAACCTTTTTGCAACTCTGCAATCGTTTCGGGCATGCTCTTAAGGCTTCCGTCCATATTAAAAACGCTTATGCCCAATTCATCCATCCACAAAGAAGCTTCTTTTGTCGGCGCCGCCAACTTCATAAGTCCAGAGTTTATTGCTGTTGCGCCTTCAGACGCTCCAATTCCATGGTCGCCAAAGACTCCAGTAATTACAGCAAGGTCTGAAAAACTCCATCCGACTGTCTTAGCCATTGAGCCTGCTATACTCATAGCATCAAAAAGCCCTTGAACATCCGTATTTGCCTGTGCCTGAGCCTTTGCCATCATGTCTGTATAGTGGCTTGCCTCGCTTGCATCTGCTCCAAACGCTTTTAGAGTGTTACCAAGTCCGCCTGTGACCATGGATAAGTCCGATGCTGTACCTGCTGCAAGGCTCATAGCAGGCGAAATCATATCCGCCGCTTGCGCTGCATCAAATCCTTGTCTTGCAAAGTTCAAAGACGCATCTGCTGCATCCTGCATGCCAAAAGTCGAGTTAGATGCAGCAGTTTTTATCGCGCTTTCAAGAACTTTTGCTTCATCGGCAGTACTTCCCATCGTTTCGCTTACAAGTCTTAGCGTCTTGTCAACTTCGCCGAAAGATTTGAAAGAAGTTGCGCCAACCGCTGCAAGTGGGAGCATTACTCCAGTCGTGAGTTTAGCACCTAAATTGCTTATACTCTGCCCCGCCTTTTCGACTCCCTTCCACGCCCTTGATGCGGCAGCAGTTCCACTTGTGAGCGTGCCGATTGTGCTATTAAAGCTACTTGTAAAGTTGTCCAAAAACCGAAATTCTACATCTACCTGCCTAGCCATCGTGCTCGCTCCTTTCCTTTGCTTCCTCTACCTCTCTCCTGATAAAGTGCCGTATAAGCACCTTGTCAGAAAAAG